GTTCACTATCATTAACTGGGTTGTTAAAATACTCAGCTCCTTTCCCTTCAGCTACCATTGCTGCATGTGCTGCTAACTTCGGCGAATTTTGGAAGAATGGTCCAATAATTCCCTGAGCCTGAACTTTCTTAGACACAGTCTCTTTCCACCCTGAGAACAAATTCTTAGTCGTCCTAACTTCCTTCAACTTTTTCTCAGTGATTCCCATATTCTCCAATTTTGCGAATAAAGCCTTGTCGAACAATAAAGGTCCACAAGTATAATTCGCACAGTTAGGGCATATCTGCTCAAGTTTTTCTGCCTCTTCCAGAAGATCATGGTTTATTAAGCCTCTCCCCATAGTGTTGAGCATTGTTGCAATCAATAACAACTTAGAAGCATCTTTGCAATAACCACACGACTTGACGTCTGATACGGCCTTCCTATACCTATTTACCAAAGTACGCCTTTTCCTCAGTAAAGACTCTGTCACGGCTACTTGAGTCGCTCTATTGATAGGCACTGGAACTCGTTTCGCTTTATTCAGCTTCTCCAACTCCTCAATCTCTTTCTGAATCTTCTCCAACTTCTCCTGCTTCTTATTCAACTTTCTGGCCATTTTCTTCAACTTGAGATTATCCTTCACTTCACCTTCCTTAACCTCTTCTGCAACCTCTTGCACCACCACCTTCCTCTCATAGAGATCTTGTTCACTTGCCAAGTCCTTCAATCTGACTTCAAGTCCAACGTGGTACAAGTCCTTCCCGGTAACCCCGACAACCACTCTAAGCTTTTTATCCTTAGGAAGGCTAGCTATAATCTCATTGGTTCCATACACCGTAGCTGAATGATACCAATGCTATAGGGCAAGGTTGACCTAAAAGAGCATAATAAGCAGCGACCGTTTTAAAGAGACAATAACCGTCAGATGGCCAAAACACTATCCTATCAGGATCCTCGAACTGAAAAGTCCAACCATCTAGATCAGCTTTATAACTATCGAAATTGACAGTCAATCTATCTTCTCTAGGGAAGCTGCGTTCCATCTGATCCACCATGCGTTTCACCTGCTTTCCACTAAGATCGCCATGTCTCTCAGGAAGTTCGACCTTAACCTCTCTTTTAGGAGGGAGGTTTTCGTTCTTATTCGAAGATGTAAAGATCTTGCTAGACTCGTGCAAAATAGGTTTGAAGTCTCCTTCGAAACG